AGAAAACGCGTACCGCTAAATCAGAATGAATGTACCGCTGATTTCAGAATAGGCGTACCGTTCGAGCAGAATTTGCAGAAAATATAAAATGAAAGGTCAGATTAGTTTATGACATTGCAAGGAGTAATAAAAGACTTCAATTTATCTGATGATATATATTATATTCTTAAAAAGAAAGATATTAGAATACCAATAAAAAGATATAAAAATATAGAAGTATGTGAGTATTGGTATGATGATGAGAGTCGTCCAGATATATGTTGCTGGATAGATGTTGAAGGTATTGGTTATGGATGGATATGGTGTGCTAATAATCTACGTAGTAAATCAAGAATTTTACAGAAAAGAGCAATAAGAAAATTTGCTATGGACTTGTTAAAACCAGAAGATGAAAATACTAATATTTTATGTTTTGATGATCCAAATGAAAAAGTTCATGTATATGGATTTATTCCTAAAGACAATAAAAATGTTTATATTCAAATCAGACTAAGTGATGAAGAATTACATTTTTAGCATGAACTTATCAATAAAAGAATCACAATATTACATACACAAAGGAGATTATTAATATGGCAAAAAGAGTTGCAAAATTTGAAAAAGTATCTTATGAACAGTTTGAAACAGCATGGAAAGATTCATTCAGTAAGCCGTCAATGATTACTGATAAAACAATTAAAGATGCATATTACCCTATTGAACTTCCTCAGAGAGCAACTAAAGGTAGTGCTGGCTATGACTTCTATTCACCGTTGTCATTTGTGTTAGAGCCGGGAGAAACAATTAAGATTCCAACTGGTATTCGTTGCGGAATGAACAATGATTGGGTACTAATGTTGTTTCCAAGAAGTGGTTTAGGTTTTAAATATAGAATAAGACTTGAGAACACAGTTGGCATCATTGACAGTGATTATTTCTATTCAGATAACGAAGGGCATATTATGGTTAAAATTACCAATGAAGGGGTTAAAACTATGAAAGTAGCTAAAGGTGATGGCTTCTGTCAGGGGATTTTCTTACCTTATGGAATTACAGAAGATGATAAAACTGAGGGTACTCGTAATGGTGGATTTGGAAGTACAGATAAATAAAAAATAGAGGCGCTGAATAGAGTGCCTCTAAAAAAAATGTGTGTTGGTTGTGTACAAGTGAAGTGTATAGAACAACCATCTACACTATATCATACTATTTAACAAAAAGAAAGGATAAAGATGAAAATTCGACTAAATGATTCGACAGATGCTACAGAAATTGTCAGTATTGCCAATAGATTTAAAAATTGTGATATTGATGCACAGTTCGGAAGATATGTTATTGATTTAAAGTCTATTCTGGGAGTCTTATCTTTTGGATTACCAAAAGATATTGACATAAATATTATGGGTCCAGAAATAGATATAGAAATTTTTAATAAAGCTATTAAAAAGTGGAGGGTTTAACTATGAAATTTGAAAGAACACATGTATATAACTTTGAAGAAGCACTTTATGGAATGAGACTGCCGTTAATGTCTCATAGTAAGAGTGATAGTGTTTCTTGTGTGCTTGCCGAATGTGGTGAATGCCCATTTGATGACGGGCCTTACGACCAGTGCGGAATGACGGATTATATTATTGGTCCAAATGACATGGATTTATGTCAGAGACTTATCAGTGCCGGACCAGAGCATAGAAAATTTTTAAGACAGATTTCTGTAGCTGTTACTATTACCGCACCGCTTTATTGGTGGAAAGAGTACGATACATACAAAGTAGGAACAGTAGCTAATAGTTCCAGTACAATGCACAAACTTGCTAGTACACCTATTACTTTGGAATGTTTTGAAACAGACGATTTCAATTCAGAGATTGAAGATCCAGCAGCTATTATTGATCAGTGTGAGTATTATAGACAGAAATATCTTGAGACTAAAGACAAGCGTTATTGGAAAGCTTTAGTACGTTGGTTACCTAATGGATGGCTTCAGACAAGAACTCTCAGTTTGAATTATGAGAATCTTCGTTCTATGTATTTTCAGAGGAAGTCTCATAAATTAACTGAATGGCATCAGTTTTGTGACTGGATTTTAACTCTTCCTTATGCTAAGGAGTTAATTACTTATACAAAGGAGAATGCCGCATGATAGTACTTGTAGGAGAATCAGCATCAGGTAAAAGTTCTATTGAAAGAGAGCTTATTGCTTTAGGTTTTAATAAAATAGTTACATATACTACTAGACCTATGAGAAAAGAAGATGTAGATGGAGAAACATATCATTTTATTACAGAAGAGCAATTTAATGATATGATAGAAAAAGATCTTTTTGCTGAACATGCTTCTTACAATGGTTGGCAATATGGAACAGCCAAAGAAGACTGTACAGATGATAAAGTAGTTGTCTTGACTCCTCATGGGCTCAGACAATTAAAGAAGAACAAAGATTTGCATATTATATCTTTCTATATTGATGTTCCTCGAAGGGATAGATTAATTAAAATTCTGGAACGTGGTGACGACATAGAAGAAGCCTATAGGAGAAATCTATCTGATGTGGGTCAATTTGATGGTATTAAGGATGAAGTAGATTATGTAATTTCAAATAAAGGCTATTCATGGAGTCCTTTAAATATGGCTCATATAATCAAAAGGAGTATGGAATGGATGAAATGTTAACTCCAACAGATATACAAAAACATCTAAAAATAGGACGTAACAAAACATATCAGCTTATTCAACTAAGTTCTTTCCCTAAAATAAAAATAGGAAATACATACAGGATTCCTAAAGAAAAGTATCTTAAATGGATATCTGATAATATACGTAAAACAATATTTTTATAGTAAAAAATGGGAGCTATATCGAAATGATATAACTCCCTTATTTTTAATCAAGTAAATTTATGACTTCTGATTTATGTTTATTCATGATATGCATATATATGTTATAAGTTGTGGAAACATCTTCATGTCCAAGTATCTCTGATATTACCTTGATATCTACAGGTTGGTTCTGTTCCCATCCTTTCTGCAGCAGCATAGATCCGAACGAATGCCTAAGATCATGTAGGCCGAAGCCATTAGATTCGATGCCAGCTCTCTTGAGAATCGCTTTAAGTGTTCTGGTAAGAGTTGATTGTGATGGTGGAATATTATTTTCAGTTACGAATATGTGATCATCTCCGGATGCTTTTAAGCCAGGAGACACAGTTTTAAGCCAGAGCAGCTGTTCCTTTGCACGATTTGCCAGAGGAATGACTCTAATTGACTTAGGACGCTTTGGTGTATCTATGAACCACTGATATTTGCCATCTACTTTGATACGCTCCATTGTCTTATCTATGTTAATGGTATTATTCTTAAAATCTATATCTTTCCATGTGAGAGCATAAGCTTCTCCTATACGCATGCCAGTATAAAGAACTAACAGACAGAACCTGGCATTACGTCCATAGATATAATCACCTGTCCTTACACCTGGTAAAGCAGAATCTGCTTTCATAAGAGCCGTATTATAAAATTTTTCAGCTTCTTCTAAAGATAAGAAAGAGTGTTCTTTCTTCTGTACTGCATATTTTGACTTATGCGGCATCTTAATCCCTTTTGCAGGATTCTCTGTGATGATGTTACAGGATACAAGATAGTCGAAAACAATATTGAAAAGAGTGCGTGTCTTTTTAACAGTGCTCTCAGAATATTTCTTCGACATATTTGTATAGTATGTTTGAATGACAATCTTGTCTATGGCAGCCATCTGGACATCAGCAATCGGATTAGTTTTAATATAGCAGCGATTTGTAGACTGAAGAGTAGCATAGTTATTTGTCTTGAAAGTCGGCTCCAACGTCTGCAGGATATTATCTATACATTCCCCAAGAGTCATCTTACGATAATCTTTTTTGTTAACCCTCATACTCTTAGCTTCAAATTCTTGTATCTTGCGTTTTACGTCAGCTTTTGTCCTTCCTACAAATTCTTTTCGGCTTGTCATACCAACATATTTCTTACGGTACCTATAGTATGTAATGTCATTCTTTGTTACAGTATCCCATGATCCTGAACCTTTTTCCCTTCTTGCCATATACATCCCTCCGTTGTGTAAATTTACACTAATTTTACTTACAAAATAAAAAACTTTACTTTTTTCCAAAATTATGATAATATGAATTATGTGTTAAGTAAATTATAGCATACGGATAAGGATGAAGCAATAATTATTTCCCCCTTATCAATGCGGGAAATGAAATATTCCCCCTTATTTCCCCCTTATGAATTAAATTTAATAGGGTGAAAAGGGTATAAACTAACACGACTAGGTATCAAGTTTTACAACTGAATATCTCTTACAAAGTGGCTTTAAAGCCAGTAAAATCAATGCTTTTCAGTATTTACAAAGGTTTCAAAAGATTGATTTTCAAGATACGCGCCTGTAGCTCAGTGGATAGAGCAGTGGTTTCCGGTACCATGTGCGGGGGTTCGATTCCCTTCAGGCGTGCTGCCTGGGACGTATGTACAGTTCCGGTGCGTTGTATCACAGGAGTTATCAGAATCGGGAACTGTCAGAAATCGTATGGCGGCAGTGAACGGAGCAAACGGTAACTCATAAGGAGGACAAGAACTTGGATGATTTTAGAGAATGGTTATCAGATAATCTCCGGTATTTTATGCTGGGTGGAGCTATTCTGATAATTGTGGTTGTCCTGTTTTGCGGCATTCGAGCCTGTTCCGGAAGTAATAAGGGGAATTCCGGAGATGAACAGAAAACCACATCCGAAGACCAGGGAAATGTTCCTTCTTCTCCGATAAGTGAAGGGGAGTCTGACGAGAAGAAAGAAGACGCCAATCCCATGGAAACAGCAGATGCAGACGTTACTGCATTGATCACGAGCTATTATCAGGCTCTGGGGGAAAAAGATATTGCAACGCTGAAGACTCTGGAAGATGATTTTACACCGTCTGATGAGTCAAAAGTCACAAATTTGAAAGATTATATCGAAGGGTATGAAGTAGGCGATGTGTACACGAAGAAAGGTATGACAGATGATTCTTACGTGGTTTACGCCTGTTTCTCGTATATCTGTCAGGGCGTTGAGACCAAGGCCCCTGCACTGACTCAGTTCTATGTATATAAGAACAGCGAAGGGAACTGGGTGATCAATAACGGAGCTTTACAGGATTCTGAGATTTCCGCATATATGGAAAAACAGTTATCAGACAGTGATGTTTCAGCTCTTATAAAGAAGGTGCAGAATGAACTGGATCAGGCACAGCAATCTGATCCGTCTCTTGAAGAATTCCTGAATGGTCTTGGGGAGGAAGCAGGTGTGTCAACAGAGGCAGAAGATGGCACGATGCTTACTGCTTCGGAGGAATGTAATGTACGCGCAGAAGCCAGCACAGATGCTGATATCCTTGGCGTGATCTCAGCAGGTGATCAGGTTCAGAAGACAGGTACTGATGGTGAATGGGTTCAGATCGACTACGACGGTCAGACCGGATACATCAGAGGAGATTTACTTGAATAAAATTGAATATGGAACGTAAAAAATACAGGCGGTTATCCTTGTGGTAACTGCCTGTATTTTTACGTTCCGTTTTTCTGACATTGTTCTTGTCAGCTTCTGCTGGAGATTTTGCTGTTCTTATTACTTTTCGCAACTTCCGCAAGGGACTTACTTGATTCGATTAAATTCACCGTATGTAACTCCTGTCGATAATTCTGTCTGATGCAGGGAAGCCAGTTCGTGCACTGTTACAAGCTGATAGCCTTCTTCGATAAGCTGCGGGATCAGGATCTCGGCTGCATCTACAGAGGTGCTGAAGATATCGTGCATCAGAATAATGGAACCATCTTTTACATTATTCATGACTTCCTCAACCGTAGATTCCACATCCTGCGTTTTCCAGTCCAGAGTGTCAATGGACCACAGAATCATCGGGGTTCCCACAGTTGATTTTACAGTATCATTAACAGATCCATATGGCGGGGG